AGAATCAACAACCACAACAGAATCAACAACCACAACAGAATCAACAACCACAACAGAATCAACAACCACAACAGAATCAACAATCAAATATAAATATATTTGAACAACTTAGAAACAGATTATTTGCAAATAATCAACAAAATCAACAAACATCAAATGAAAATATATTTAGAAATTATGGAGAAATAATATTTAATGATTCAAATAATAATCAACAATCACAAACAACATTTATAAATAATACATCTAATACAGATACAAATCAAGTATATAATAGTATAATAAGAAATATAATAAATAATCCAAATATGTTTAATATATTAACAAATGGTAATCAACAAATACAAAGAATGAGAGATACAAATCCAAATATAGTAAATAATTATATAAATAATCCTGACTTAATAAATCAATTATTTAATAATATTCAATTTGAAATAAATGAAGATAATGAAGAAAATAATGAAGAAGATAATGAAGAAAATAATGAAGAAGATAATATAGATGATGCATATAATACAACAGCACTTACAAATGAACAAAAGGAAGATATAAATGATATAATTAATATGGGATTTAATAATATGGAAGTTATACAATATTATTTTGCATGTGATAAAGATAAAGAGAAGACAGTTAATATGTTAATGAATGATCGTTTTAATTAAATATTAATATATTTTTGCTTTTTTTATTTAAAAAAAATTGAAAATATAATAATATAAAAAATAATTATAATAAATAACAATAAATGTATAATAACTGTTCTTTTTGTTTTCAATCATGTATTTTGCCAGTAAAGATGAGTTGTAATCATCAATACTGTTTTTTATGTTTAAAATTTAACAATTTAACAAAATGCAAAGAGTGTAATATTAATTTAAATATAAATTACAAAAATATGACATATGAGAATATAAATTCAGAATTAGACAATGAATTATATATAATAAATAACGATAAACGAATTATATGGTTATATTCATCATATTTCAATTGGTGGTGTTATGATAAAAAATCTATGAAAAAATTAGAAAAAATGCATTATTATAAATTAATAAATTCTAATAATGTTAATGAATTTAATAATAAAGAATTTGAAAATATAATGAACAGTATTAGATATAATTTTCCAATAAATTATGATTTTAAATTAAATAATGATGAAATTGAAGATTTTGAAAGTGAAACAGAATCATATAATAATGAAAATAATAATGAAATAATAACTGAATTAGAAAATGAGATACATCAACCAGAATATAATTTAACATTTGGAAAAACAGAATATATAATAGATTTAGATAAGATGATACAATATAATAAAATGGATAGATATAAAATGAGGAATGTAAAAAGAGTAGAGATTCCAGATAACATAACAGATGTTAAAACATTTTTACAATTAAAATATAATGTCGTAGGAATTTCTGGAGTTAAATTCAATTAATAAATAAACTTAAATTTTAAGTTTATTTATTATAATGGTTTTTTATTAAATTTGATAAATTTTTATATTGATCTATAAATTTATTATTTAATAATACATGATTTTGAGGTCCAAATGAGAAATGAACTACTACAAAATATGGTAATATTTTATTTGATATATTATTTTTTAAACATACACTACTTGATAAAAATGCTTCATCATCTGATTTTACTTCTAAATATTGTGTATAATATTTTTTAATTATTTGATATTTTCCTGCAAAAAAATTTATTGATAATCTTGAATGCCATAAGATTTCATTTTGTTCTATATTAAAGTTTTTTGGATTTTCTAAAAATATTTTATGAACTTGTTCTGCTAAATAATGTGATTTATACCATTCAGTTAATGGTTCTTTTCTTCCTATTTCTGTTTTATCTTTATTTATATTTGTTAATAAATTATGAATTCCATTTTGAGTTTGAATATATGCACAAACATCATTATTTACAATATTTGGAAAATATATACAATCATTTTTAATATTATTTATAAATCTTTCGATATTTTCAATATCAATATACACTATATCATCGTCACATTTTATTATTATATCATCATCATCATATTTACAATCTTTATAATATTCATAATAATTTATCCATTGGAATCCATGTTTATTTTTTGGAACAAATAATTTATATCGTTCATCAATTTTAGTTAATTCGAATAAATACTCTGAATCTTCATTATTTTTTGTATAATTCCATAAATGTATTTCCGAAATAATATTTTTATTTAATAAAATAGTTAAATAAACTTGTAATATTTCTAAATATATTTTTCTTCCTGCAAATATTGTTAAATATACCTTCATATAAGTATAATGTATATTATATAATCTAATAAAAAACTGAAAAAAATATAAAATAACTAAGAATTTTAAAATTATAAAAATGAATATAATAAAAATATATGAATGTAAAAGTAGTTTATACAAAATAAGTTATATTATAAATCAAGATATTGCACATATAAATACTATTGAAACTGATTATAAATATCCAAAAGCATTATTATTATTATTGAAAGATAGTATTAATGATTTAAAATCAAGAAATGTAAAAAAAATACAACAATTAATAGTAAAAGAAGATAAACAATATTTAGAAAATACAACATGGAAAATATTGACAGAAAAAGACTATATACTAATAGAAAGTGAAATAGATGAGTTTTTAATAAATATATCAAAATCATTAGGAATAATATAGAATATAGAATATATGGAAATAGAAAATATAATAAAGTATATAGTTAAAAAAGATTATAATAATATAGAAACAACAATAAATAATATACAAATAAATAAAGATGATGAATATATAAATTATTTAAAATTAATATATTACATATTATGGTTATTAAAAAATGACTATATTGATGATGTAGTAAATTATTGTTTTATTAGAAAAATGTCAGAAATAATAAATTTAAAATATTTAGAACTAAATAATAAAGAATTAAATAAATTTAAATATAATATATTAACTTATAATTACATTATAAATAAAACTAAATTAAATACTTTAGATAATAATTTAAATTTAATATTATATAAATTCAAACAAAGTGATAATAAAAATATAAGTAAAATTTTTAAAAATATTACTCTTAATGATTCAAAAAAAATATTTATTGAACATATTAAAAATAAATTAAATTCATTTTATGATTTAAAATTTTTAGAAATTTTAATAATAAAAGATAAATTAATTAAAATAATAAAAGATAAAGAAACATGGGAACAAATACATAGTGAAGAAATGATACATAGATTATCAAAAATTTATAAATTATTAGGATATAAAATACTAAATTTTTTAGGTATTAAAATAATAGATAATAAAGAATTTTTAGATTATAATTTTAATGAAAAAATAAATTATTATAGAGACAGTATTTTAAAACTTGATATAAGTATTAAATTTATTATTAATGAATATGAAAATAGAGATAGTATTATCAATATTTTAGAAGACATTAGTTTAGATTATTTAAAAAAGAAATATTATAAAACAGATGATTTAGTAAATATTTGTGATATTGAAAATATTTATAATGATATATATAATTTTAGTGATGATGATGTTTTTTTTATTAATAATTAATTATATTATTAATTTATGTTTTTATTTACTATTTTTTTAAATAAATTAATTTATGTTTTAATTTACTATTTTTTTAAACAAATAAATTTATTATATAAATTTATTTATTTAAAAAAATTGAAAATTAAAAACAGAAATTAATTTATGTTTTTAATTTACTATTTTTTTAAACAAATAAATTTATATAATAAATTTATTTATTTAAAAAAATTGAACCGAAAAAAATATAAGGTATATAAAATATATAAATGATAAATATATTTAGGGAATGGAAAATAATAGGGAAATAAACAGAGTAGATGATTTTGAAGAGATGGAATTAAAAGATACAATTTTAAGAGGAATATATGGATATGGATTTGAAAAACCATCAGAGATACAAGCGAGAGCAATAGTACCAATGGTAAGTGGAATAGATATAATAGCACAAGCACAATCAGGAACAGGAAAAACAGGAACATTTATAATAGGAACATTACAATTAATAGATGAAAATACAAAAGGATGTCAGGCGTTAATAGTAGTTCCAACGAGAGAGTTAGCACAACAGATATTAAATGTATGTTTAAATTTAGGACAATATACAAAAATAAAACCAGTATTATGTGTAGGAGGTACGAATATAATAGAATCAAAGAATGAATTAACAAAAACAGCAACAATAGTAATAGGAACACCAGGAAGAATAATAGATATGATAGAAAAAAGATATTTATCAACAAGATTAGTAAAATTATTAGTATTAGATGAAGCGGATGAGATGTTATCATTAAGTTTTCAGGAGCAAATAAAGAAGATAATACAGAGTATATCAGAAAAATCACAAATATGTTTATTTTCAGCAACAATGCCAAATGAGGTATTAAACATATCAAAATTATTTTTAAGAGAGCCAGAATTAATATTAGTAAAACAAGAGGAATTAACATTAGAAGGTATAAAACAATTTTATATAGAATTAGAAAATGAAGATTGGAAATTTGATACATTTTGTGATATATATGAGATGATATCAATTAATCAATCAATAATATATGTAAATACAAAGAAAAGAGCAGAATGGTTAAAAGATAAATTATTAGAAAATAATTTTACGATATCAATAATACATAGTGAGATGAAACCATTAGAAAGAACTGAAATTATGAAGAGATTTAGAGCAGGAGATTCAAGAATATTAATATCAACTGATTTATTATCAAGAGGAATAGATATTCAACAAGTATCATTAGTTATAAATTATGATTTACCATATAATAAAGAATCATATATACATAGAATAGGAAGAAGTGGAAGATTTGGTAGAAAAGGAGTTGCTATTAATTTAGTATCAAAAAAAGATATAAAAAAATTAGAAGAATTAAAAGCATTTTATTCAACACAAATAGATCCAATGCCTGAAAGTATAAAAGAATATGTTTAATTTATTTATAAATAAGATTAAAAAAAATAAATAAAATAAAATATAGAAATAAATGAATACATCTATAATAAATCCATTTATAATAAAAAATGCAATAAATACATGTTATATAGATTCATTATTAATGAGTTTATTTTATGAAAAATCAATAATAGAGACATTATTAGATAATAATGTTGATTCAACAGATATAATATATTTACAAGAATATATTAAAAATTATTTTATTGACAATATAAGAAAAAATAAATCAATAACAGAAGATAAAATAAATATGATTAGAACATTAATTTTTCAAATAGGATGGAAGACTGACAATGAATTTTTTAATCAACAAGATATAAAAGAATTTTATAAATTTTTAATGAATAAATTAAATGGTGAATTAATAGAAATAGAAAAAACAACAAAAATAGAAAATAATTATATTACTGAAATAGAAAAAATTCCATATATATCATTAGATATTAAAGAAAATTATAAATCAATTAGTATAAAACAGTTATTAAATGAATGGACAAATAATAATTACAAAAAAAAAATAAATAAAAATGGAGAAGAGTATGAGATTAATTGTTTAAATAGAAATCAAATAATAAATTATCCAAAAATAATAGCAATAGTAATTAATAGAATAAATGACAGTATAACAGATATAATAATACAGAATAAAATTTCACCAATAAATAAATTATATAATACAACAGATTGGATATTTCATTCAGCAGTATGTTATAAAAATAATAAACAAGGACATTATTATAGTTTAATTAGAATAAATAATACAAATTCTGAGTTTTATATATTTGATGATTTAAGTATTCCATGTATGACTAAAATTGATTTAAGTGATGATAATATTAGTTCTATGATAAAAAGAGAATGTAAATTATTAATTTATAAGCGTTCTTATTAGATTCAAAAAAAATGAAAAAAATATATATTATATAGTATATTTAATATATATTTTAAAAAAGATGGCTACACAAAATAATGATCATCAATCAATAGTAAATGATAAAATAGATATTGATAATAAAATAGAAAATAATAATGATAAAGAAAAAAAGGAACAAAAAGAATACGATTACAATATATGTTATTATTGTAATAATGAATGTAATCCAGCATCTCAAATATGTGGAAAATGTGCAAGACAATTTAGTTTTGGGTTTGTACCATTTAGGTTTTAGAATAATAAATAAGTTTATTAATATAATTAATTTTTTTATTGAATATTGTTATATGAAAAAAACTAATATAATAGAACATATTAAATTAATACAATCATCAAATAATTGTAATATAGATAATAATAATAGAACATTAATTAGTAATATATGTAAGATTAATTTATGTGATATAATTTCAAAAAATTATAAAATTATTAAAACAATATATGAAAAAATGAATAAAGCAGTATATTTAATTGAAAATAAAAAAGAAAAAAAATTAAATATCATAAAATTAAAGAATATTAAAGTATTAGATGGTGAAGAGGAAATAATTTATAGTAAATTAAAAGAAATAAATAATAATAATTTATTAGAAATTGAAAGTTATACAAAAACAGATTTATTATTTTATGTAATATATCCATTTTATGATGGATTATTATTATCAGATTATTTTAAATTAAATAAAATAGATAGTGTTATAACAATACTTATTATTAAACAAATAACAAATGGTTTAAAATATTTACATGATAATAATTTAATTCATTGTGATTTAAAATTAGATAATATAATGATTTTAGATAATTTAAATTTAAAAATAATTGATTATGATTTAGTTAAATATTGTCCAAATAAAGACGGTGTAATAATGAATCAAATTATAGGAACTGTTAAATATTTAGCCCCTGAAAGTATTGATTTAAAATTATATTCAAAAAAAACTGATATTTGGAGTTTAGGTATTATTATTTATTATTTAATTTTTAATAAATATCCAATTAATAGTCAAGAAATTTTATATGAAGACAGTTATACATTTTCAAAAAGAAATAAATATAAACATATAGATTTTAATAATGAAAATATATATATAGATTATTATTTAAATATAATAATAGAATTATTAAAAAATATGTTAAAATTTAATGAAAGAAAAAGATATAATATAGATAAAATTATTAAAATTTTAGATAGAATAGAATAAAATTGATAAAAAAAAATAATAAATAATAAATAATAGAACAAATTAAAATGAGTAATCCAATATATGGAGTATTATATTTAAATAATAAAATAATATATGGATACAATAAAAATAATATACCATATAAAAAATTTATAAGTAAAAATAAGGAAGAATTTTTAGTTGCAACTAAAAAAGATTTTCAACTAAATAATGTATATGCAATAATATTTGATACTACTGAAATTAAAAATAATAAAAAAATAGGTAGATTAGATGATATAATTGGAGAAATTGGAAATTATGATAGTGAATTATTATATATAATTAGAGTTAATAATTTTAAGACAATAAAAAATACAAAAGTAAATGAAAATGATATAATTAAAGATAGAATAGATTTAACAGATAAATATATTATAAGTATAGATCCAGAAAATTGTTATGATATAGATGATGCAATTCACATAGAAGAATATAATGATTATTATGAAATAGGGATACATATAGCAGATGTATCAAGTTATATAGATAATATAGAATTAAATAGAGTTCAAACAATATATTTACCTAATTATCAAATAGATATGTTACCTAATAATTTAGTAGAAAAATGTTCATTAATAAAAAATATAATAAAAAGATCATTTAGTATTATTTATAAATTTTCAAAAGAATATAAGTTAATAAATTATGAATTAAAAAGATGTTATATAAAAGTAAGAGAAAATTATACATATGAAAATGCAGAAAGATTAATAAAAAAAAATAAAAATGAAATATTAGTAAAGTTATATAATTTTGGAGAGAAATTATATAAATCAGAAAAATATGATACACACAAAATGATTGAAAATTATATGATATTAGCAAATTCTACAATTGGTAGTTATTTATATAACAATAATATACCAAATTCAATATTAAGAATACATCATATAGAAAATATATCAAATAATTTATTTGAAATTAGAAATAAATTAACAAATGAACGGGCTAAATATATTAAATTATCAGAAACAATAAATGATAATATTAAACATGATAGTTTAAATATTAAATATTATACTCATTTTACTTCTCCAATTAGAAGAATAGTTGATATTATTATTCATAAATTATTAACTGATATAAATTCTATTAATATTACTAATGATTATATTGATTATTTAAATAATAAAATAATTGATATTAAAAAAGCAGAATATAATACTAATTTATTAAATTTAATATATAATATTTATAATAATGATACAATAAAAGAATATTATGGAAATATAATACTAATTAATGATAATAAAATAGATGTATATATATCTGAATTAAATTTAATAATGTCTGTTAAATTATTTTCTAATAAAATTAGACATCTTTTAAAATATTCATATACTACAGAACAATTAATATTAAATAATATAATATTAAATATATATGAACAAATAAAATTAAGAATAGTTATTACTTTAAAAGAACCTTATATAAAAAATAAAATTTTAATACAAATTATAGAACCAATAATAAAATTAGAATAAAAATCTAAATAAAATATAGAAATGGAAAATTTATTATTAGTTATTTTATTAGTAATTTTATTATATGTATTATTTAATACTTTTACTGAAAGATTCAGTCAAAGTGGTTTAGGTTTATCTGATAGAGATTGTTCAAGATTAGTTGATGTTTATTTTAGACCAAATGACAATCAACCACAATGTAGAAATAATTATAATGAACGTATTTGTGGTTTAAATAGAAGAAATACTGTTGATCCTTTTACTGGTAATTATTTTACTATTAATGGTATGTTAGTTTAATTTTATTCTTAAATTATTTAAGAATAAAATATAGATAAATTATAATTAAATAAAAGATTTATTTTTATAAATAATAATCTTTTTATAAAATATTATTATTAAAAAATTGATTTTTTTTAATATTTAAATATTTAGATAAGATATCAAATAATTAGAATGGATAAAACAGAAGAACTATTAAATTATTTATTACATGATGATGTCATAAAATTGGAAAATTTTTATAATATTAATAATAATTTTAATAATATTAATATATTGTATATTTATGAAAAAATAAAATATATTCAAAATAATTCATCATGTTATAATTTTA